TTACATATTCTTGATGATCGCGTCACCAAACTCTGAACATTTCAGCAGTTTAGCGCCTTCCATCAGACGTTCGAAGTCATAGGTTACGGTCTTCGCATTGATTGCGCCTTCCATACCTTTAACAATCAGGTCAGCCGCTTCAGTCCAACCCATATGGCGTAACAGTAGTTAGATGCTTCATATACAACCACATGATAAATAAAAATAATTCTATAATTTTATTGTAAATCAACTGGCTTTCAGCATTCCCCTAACCGATTGATTATCAATGTGTGTTTTTTGGTTTTGATAACCGTTTTAGAGGGCAAAAACAAGTGCCTGTACCTATCAGCCCTTTCACGATAAAGGGATTTTAAATCATGCGTGTTATCAAGCACTATCAACAAGTTACACCGTTTTTTCGCCAATAATTCATGATTTTAAGATCAACTTAATCAATAACTTATAATCATCTAGGAGGTACAATGGTGAAATATTTTTTGGTCTCAACATAGCCATAACGAGTCAGGTGAATGAGGTTAAAATCCTCGCACAATTTAAGCTATTCACATTACCGGGCAGTCATCAAACTCCGCGTTCCTGGCATCATTAATGATGTACGTGATCACTCCGAATATAGCGGGTGCAGAACTGTAACCGTCATCATCTGCTGGCAGCGCCTCCCTTCTCCCGTTCTCCAGATTAACCAGGTGGGGCTGAGGATGAGTCCGATATCGCTTGATCCTGAATTCTCCGTCTATCGCGCATATCAGCAACGAGCCATCACATGGAGAAAGTGACGCATCACAACAAGCAGCGCCCCCAGGATTATCCCTTACCTGAAATGTGAACGTGATGCTCGCATAAAGTAAGTCGCTGCGGGCTGACTGATAAACTGCTGATCAAGGGAAATCCTTGTTTCAACGTAATCTGCTGCAGGTGAAGTAAATCCCATTAGAATACCCTTCCCATATTGCGCAGGATCCAGTAACGGTTATCACTGTTGTCCGTGGTCTTGTCGGCAAAATCTGGCTGGTATCGCTCTATCCAGGAGTTAGCATCGACACGGCTGAAATGCCAGTGCACTTTCGCTAACTCTCGGATGAAGTCGTCTGTGCGTAAGCACTGATATCCTTTCTGGTTTTGTTGTACTGCTGACGAAAATGCAGCGTTAATATCTGAACGGCGTGGCATGATTTTCACCAATCTTTTACTGTTTTTATATACAGTAGTTTTAAAATGATTGCAGATCAATGCGGCGCTGCCTATCAATAATTACTGCTGAGCTCTTCATGAGAATGTGTCATAGGTGGGCACTGCAAAGCCTTGCAAACCGATGCAAAGCTTTGTGTATCCCGTTTTTGTCTCACCAAATTAACATGATATGTCGATCGATCCACTTTCAAATGCTAAACTTTCGGCCTCTAAGAATTCACTGATTTTTATAATGTTAAAGCTATTCGCTAAGTACACATCTATCGGCATCATCAATACGCTTATCCACTGGGTTGTGTTTGCAATCTGCATCTACGTATTGCACACAAATCAGGCTCTAGCGAACCTGGCTGGATTTGCCGTAGCTGTATCGTTCAGTTTTTATGCCAATGCCAAATTCACATTCAATTCATCGACAACAATGCTGCGCTACATGTTATATGTCGGTTTTATGGGATCATTAAGCGCTGCTGTTGGCTGGGGGGCTGATTTGTGCGCACTCCCACCTATTGTCACCCTGGTTGCTTTTTCCGCGATCAGCTTGGTATGCGGATTTATTTACTCGAAATTCATTGTCTTTAGGGATGCGAAATGAAAATTTCTTTAGTTGTTCCGGTCTTTAACGAAGAGGCCACAATACCTATATTTTATAAAACGGTACGCGAGTTTGAAGGCCTAAAAGAGTACGACATTGAGATTGTATTTATTAACGACGGGAGCAGCGATTCAACAGAATCCATCATCAATGCACTTGCTGTCTCTGACAAATTGGTGGTACCTCTATCTTTCACCAGAAACTTTGGTAAAGAGCCTGCCCTATTCGCAGGTCTCGATAATGCTACCGGCGAAGCAGTCATCCCAATCGATGTTGATCTGCAAGACCCTATCGATGTCATCCCGCACCTCATTGCTAAGTGGCAGGATGGCGCTGATATGGTTCTGGCTAAAAGAACAGACCGCTCTACCGATGGAAGGCTAAAGCGCAAATCTGCTGAGTGGTTCTACAAGCTACACAACAAAATTAGCAACCCAAAAATTGAAGAGAACGTGGGTGATTTTCGCCTGATGTCACGCGAAGTTGTTGAAAACATCAAACTGCTTCCTGAGCGCAATCTCTTCATGAAAGGTGTTTTGTCATGGGTTGGTGGGAAAATTGATGTTGTTGAGTATGCAAGAGCTGAACGTGTTGCCGGAGACTCAAAATTTAATGGCTGGAAACTATGGAATTTAGCACTAGAAGGCATAACTTCTTTCTCGACCTTCCCGCTTCGCATCTGGACGTATATTGGGCTAGTGGTAGCCGGTTGCGCTTTTTTGTATGGCGCCTGGATGATATTCAACACTTTAGCGTTTGGTAACGCCGTACGGGGCTATCCATCCCTGCTAGTGTCTATTCTGTTTCTTGGTGGAATTCAATTAATAGGAATTGGAGTACTTGGTGAGTATATTGGTAGAATATATTTAGAAACCAAAAAAAGGCCAAAATATCTTATAAAGAAGAATAAGAGGTAATATCATGCCTAATAGACATATAGTTATTGCTGCTGGACTGACATTATTTTATGCCATTCCATTACTGTTAGGAACTAGTTATTATAATGACGACATATTTAGGTCGGTATGGTCATATTATGGATGGCAAGGAGATGGACGACCTCTTGCAGAAGCTATATATAGAACAATTACTACAGGAGATGTTCTTCCTGACTACTTCCCAGGAATGACAATTCTGGCATTAATCCTTTATAGTGCAGTATCTTTAAAAGTATGTGAATACTTTATAGGGAGCAAAGGGATTAAAGCAATAGTGCTATCTTTATGCTTCTTAGCATCTCCTTTTTTTGTTTCTAATTTATTATTCAGATATGATTCCTTCTTTATGGTTCTATCTGTAACCATGGCAATTACGCCTTATATTTTACACACTAACAAAATATCTTCTTTTGTTTTGTCAGTAACGGCTCTTGTTGCCAGCCTTTCTCTTTACCAAGCTGCAATAGCACTATTTATATGTCTATCCGCTATTGAGATATTCATGGGAGCTTATGTAAAAAAAGAAAATTATAAAAACATAACCAAAGTATTGATAATTAGAGCTTTAACATTTCTTTTAGGCACTATAGCATACCTTAAAGTTATTATCCCAATAACTAATGTAAGTTATTACTTTTTGAATTTCAATAAAATCGTTCCATTGACTTATTCGGGACTTGAAACAGTTCTTAATAATTACAAAAACTCATACATACTCATTTTAAAACTACTAGACTCACCATTTTTATACCCGATTGCAATCATGTGCGCTGCGTTTGTTGTTGCTGTATGCGTTATGTGCTTTAGATCAACAAAACCATTATTTACCTTTCTGACGATAGTTATTGTTTTATGTGCACTTGTCACGTTTATACCAGGAGTTGGAGTGTATGGGCAAAATCCATCAATCATACCACGAACAATTATAGGGATTTCTGCTGCATCCTTCTTCTGTCTTTATGCGTTGTGCTGTTCTTTTAAACGTAAATGGCTATGGCTTGCGCCAGCGGTATTTTTTTACTTTACTAATTATCTTTTTTTATGTGCATCTACAAATGCAGTGCGAGAAGATTTTAGATATGCAGAATCTTTAGCAACCAGGATAGTGAGTAATCTTGACAGGTTGAATTTATCAAAGCATAAAGAATTTATTATTGATGGGCGCCCACAACATTCTGGAGTCATGGAGTCAACCATTAACATTTATCCATTCATGAATAACATGATGCTTGACACATTTTCTTGGGGTTATGATGGTGGAAGATTTATTTTAATGAGGAACGGGCTAAATGATATTACCTATGCAAATAATGATAAACGTGATGAAATTTTACTAAAAGCAAATGACAAAACCACCTTATATGCAGGTAATGTATTTGCAATATATCTCGTTGATAATATTGTAGTTATTAGATTCTAATATAACCCCCGTATAATTATATAGTGCGGGGGGTATTAATTTACTTATGCGTTAACCATCAGAAACATAATTAACTCTTCGTATCTGATACCATACCTATCGCCTTCATTTGTTTTGTTTCTGCACCAAAAAGCATAATTATCCGGATTCAGGTCATACTTCCTCATAATTTCGCCAACAGTTTGCGCCCCCACTCCATAATGAAGACGGGCCCCCTCTCCTTTTTTATCAATGCTTTTTTTAAACTTATACCGAAATATACAGCTTTTAATTTCCTTAGCTGCCTTCTTCTCTCTTTCTAAAGTATTATCATCTGATAGAAAAGAGGTTTTATGCTCCTCATCAGATGTAACTATTGAACTAGTAGCTGCATAAACAACACTCCACCGTCTATCAGAATCACCAAGAGCGGTATCATTATCATTTTCTGCACATAGCCTGTTAAATCCATTAATTATCAGATCATTTTGTGGTCTCTCAACCCCATCAGCCCCCTCCTTGCTTGTTAACATTATTCTCCTGCTATCAGGATAGGTTGTAAGCGTCAATCCAGCATACAATGCCCCTAATATCTGTTCATGGCTATTACTATGTTGTAAATTTTGTGCCGGGCAATCGTAAATTGTTGCGGTAAATTTCCACCCAGTATTACTCCAAAGTTCTGCTGGCGTCTCATCTGGATTTTGGATGATTATTGCCTGATGTCCTGTATGTGGGTTTCTACACCCTACTACGTTAAGAGCACTGTTGTCCCAGCTACTACTAAGAATTTCCCCATCAAATCGTGCTACGAAATTCCCATCCTGTCCTGGTGCGCGATATGGGTTTTCATTAATTAATACCCATTTCCAATCAAAGTAGTTTTCGTAGGTTCCTACATTTGTATCTATTTGATAGGCTCTGTGACAAACTTCTCCAAGATATCCGTAGAAATGTAGGTTTCCAGCGACCTGTGTATCTGTGCTTACTGTTTTTACAACACGGACTGCGCATGGCACGTCAGCCGGCCAGGTTCCCAATGTGATATTTTCACATGATCCACCGTAAACGCGTAGTGAGTCAGTGCTTTCGATCCAAAAAGCACAGTTACCGGTTATATGAACTGGATTGAAGATATGAATCCTTGTGTTGTTATTGTCTCCGCTTACGCTGCGCTCGAAATAGAATCCGCAATCCACTCTCTCAAAATTAGGATTCATAATTGAGTGGTAATACGCACCGCTATTACTCCCACCGACTGTAGGCCCTGGTTTAAACTTAAGGCCTATCTTAGTTCCCCGTGCTCGTGGATTCTCCATTACACAGAATTGCTGTGACACGCGTATGGTAGTCTGAGATTCGGTTTCTGGTGCAATAGCGTAGGCGATAACGTCGGAATAGTTATTTGGGTTAATTACTACAGGATTGATGATATGGCAGAAATCATGGCTCATGCGAATGCAAGTGATATTATCGGCGCCTGCCACAATCACTGTCCCAGTAAAATCCAGATAGCGAGTTGACGTTACATCTTGAGTGTATGAGCCGTCAAATTTCATGACGAGGCTTTGTGTGATTAGATAATTTGCGCCAGGTCTGCCAACCAATTTACCGAAAGGGACATCTTTCAGCCATTCCAGCGCTGCCAGCATCGAGGCTGTATCATTAGTAACCCCATCTCCAATCGCACCAAACTCTTCAAAAGATTTCAGTGTTGTAACCCGATGCGCTATCTGGTCAACCGTTGCACCATATTTTGTTAGATCAGATCTAAGAGATGCATCACCAACTCCAACCCATGCGCCAGTGCCAACACCACCTGTTGAATCTGGTGTAGAACCGGCAGGGACTGTTTTAGGCAGAGAGCCATCCCAGCGGTAATACTCTCCATCCCCATCAGGTAATTCCCAACGCAACGCCTGATCTGCCCTCGTTAACGTAGTTCCTCCCTGAAATGAATCAATCAGTTCCCACCCCATAGACACCAGCTTTTCCTGGTATCTTTTTTCCATTCCATGCCAAGTTAACCTGCTCTTCCCAAATCGGTCAGGCCACATCTCATTTTCAAGATCATTCGACAGATGATCAAAGTTCTGAGCGTTATCGTATAAATCTTTTGCAGCAGCAGACCCCAGCGGATTGCCGGTGTTATAAGTGGTCATATGGGCCTCATAAAAGAAACAACTCGCCTCGGCAGGTTGATTTGATATTGATTAAGCTACATTGCCTGGGTATGTGGCATTGTCGTACTGGTAGAATGAATCGCGGTATTCTTTGGCAGTTACCTGACATGTACCGTCAGATTGTGGTGCAATCTCTGAAATTAACGCGCTGTATCCAACACGAGATGACTCGCAAAATATCAGGCGCGGAGGTTCAATTGCTGGGTCGTTCATTATGATGTTAATGAATTCTGCTTGTTCAGGAACAGATAATTCATAATCACCCACTTTCATAGCGGTCAGTAAACCAGACGCTGAACCATCCTGATAGCGGATTAATACGCGAGGATTATTGAATGTCCAGTCAAGGGGCTCTGACACTGCAATCGTCGTCACACCACTACTTGATCTCATATCTTCAATCAGCGTGCTGACTGTTTTGCTTCCAGGAATATCGTCTGTAAAAACAATTCTGTCGCCAACGTTATAACAGAGAGCATCCATTTCCGTTGTGGTGGTGTGAGTCAGCCGTTGCTGACGGTACTTCATCAGACGTCGCATACCTATCTGATACGCGCGGTCCTGGTCAAGAACACCATCAAGCGTATAGTCCTCAATCTTTACCGGAGTTAGGTTATCTGCTGTTCTGCACTGCACCGTCTCTTCAGCCCATGTTGTACCGTTGATATATGTAACATCAACACCATCATAGTCATCTGCTGAAGGAGCAACGAAAGCCGTCTGAAGCGGATCAGTCATCTCCTGTGGGCTGATTATTCCCGTCCACGTTTTCACACCTTCCCTTGCTACAGATGCCAGACCATCAGTCAGAAGGAAGTAACTTTTTCCTGCGTTTGTCACTTTCTGAAGCATCTCAAGTGCAGAAACAGAATCCGTAGTGGCAAAGTCAAAAAATTCACTGCCAGGAGTCCAGTAAGTAGTTTCTAGTGAGTCAATAGCTTCATGGTCCATCGCCAGACCCAACTCATTACCTATATGATACAAAGCACCAGAAATGCTCCTTGACACACCAGAATCATAAACTCGCGTGGCTACAACGTTTACGCGGCGATCTGACTGCGCTGCCAGTTTACCGCCAGTTTCCACAGTAACCGCCATTGTGGTGACGCCAGTATACGATGCTGGCCGTGACAACAAACGCCCACGCAATGACTGCCAGTACATGTTATCGCGGCTGTTATTCTGTCCCTGCTCGTTCGTGCGGCGAGCTCTCACCTCTACAAGCGCAGGCGTATCCAGCGTGATTCTTTCGGTGAATCCAAGTCCGTTGATGTTTTGGAGATTGTACGATCCTGTTTTGCTTATCCACCCGGCACCAGAACTGTATGGCCGGTACTGAATCTCCCACTTCACCTCACGGTTTTGCTTGTTCCCTTTTTTGTTGTACCCACAAATTCCGTTTGGGAAGTAGAAGTTTACTTCGAACATATCAGCAACTTCATTTTCGGGGCATGCCAGAAAAGGCCCCATCCAGCTATCATTCTCATTTAAACCGTTTGCTTCAAAATCAAGAACTGTACGCGGGGAAAATCCAGGCCATGACGGGTCAACGCTGCCATCAATAATCCTCTCTAGAGTTACAGAGCTACCATCTATATCAAGAATCTTATATTCGCTTCCGGAATGGGAAACAGATAGCCTGACATAACCCTCAGGAATCCCGGTGAACGGAGTCCCGGTAGCGCTATCGTAAGCGAGAGTTATTGATGCGGTAATCACATCTTCGCCGACTGGCTCAGAGTGAGGTATAAAATCAGCAATGAATAGTTGGTAATCAATGCTGTTGTACCAGAGCGTTACAGGCATCCCAACATAAGGAGCTATTTCCTCAAGCGTATCACTGGTAATTCTGCTGTAAGCACCGTCATTAGTTACCACATAGGAATCAGGAACAATTAACTCAACAATTGCACCAACAGTCCATGTATCTGGAAGGTCATTTGTTGTTTCATCTCCATCATCCGTGCTCAGCCCATTAAATGTTATTGTTGGTCCTGAAACGGTTAACGAATTGGCAACAACATCTTCCGTGTCCGGCGCGGTTTGCGCCATATCAAGACCAGAACCAGATGCGGTTCCCCCAACCTCTGTGGAATTGAACCAGTTTTCTGATCGTTGATCTCCACTAACGTTTTGCCCGGGTTGATACACTGTGTAGTTAAACCCATCGCCAAGAGAGGCAATTGGGGTTGAGCCAACGCGAATATCACCATCTCCAAATGAAAAACGCCCTCTCCCCATAACAACGAACATTTCAACTGTCATTACGGTTGGATCATCAACTGAGAATCTTGTTACAGGCTGCACTGCATAGTCAGGATAAATACGGCTTCTTCCAAATAACTCGCGTATCGGGTCGCCCAATTTTGCGTTATTCGCTTTAGCAGGATTTACATCAAGAGGGTTTCCAGTACCTGATGAATAACCGCCAAGGTCACCAACACCAGGAGCAAAGAAAAGAGCATACGCGACTGATGCAACCGATACAGCAACGGCAATCCAGGCAAGAGCTACAGCGCCATAAGGGACAGGGTAAATTCTGACATCACTGTCTGATTTGATAGCAAACTCAAACCACGCCTGAGGTGGAATATTTTTTCCATCAACATCAATTGTTATCGGTTGCCTCATATCAGGCTTATAGCCTTCTACTTTTTTAATCAGCCATTGGTGAATTGTGATGGAACCGTGTTCATGCGTTTCAAGCGGTTCACCAGGCAAGCGAGAGGGATAAATTCTGATTGTCACTTCCAGAACTCCACTTTAACGAAGCGTCGCTTGAAACGCGAAACAGGAAGAAAGGTCACATTCATTCCCGGATTACATTCAGCTACGTGAAGTTGACCATTTATCTCAACTACGACACCAACGTGAGTGACGGTTGACCCGGAATAACATGCAACGCCTGCCCCAACACAAGGATCGCACTTCTCAAGTGATCGCATCAGTTTGACAGCCTCTCGGTCAAGACCACCGTCATCTTTAGTTACTCCTGAAAAATCTGGCCAGAGAGGTAATCCAAGGTCTTTCCGTACTTCATTGACGATGCCAAAACAGTCAAGATCAGGGTAAACGCGCCCCCCCTTCTGCCACACAACAGAAAGGTATTTGTCAGGATTGAACATAGTTTCTCCTTAACTCATGTAACGGAGGCCTGGGTAGTACGGAAGGGTGTAACGGTGGCGAGGCCATGCAGTATCGAGTACGTTCATATAGCCAGCCGTTATTTGCGCCTGTGTCGACGTCCACGAACCGCTCTTAATAGCCAGAGTGTATGGAACAGAAGCAGGTGCACTGAGGTCAGTAGAGACGTAGTTACGATAGGTTAAAGATGCCTCGGAGAGATTATCCAGCGCGTTACGAATCGCTGTTGAAGTAACTCCATCAATGTTATCGATAGCAAACTGCAAGTCCTGAGTTCCATCACTATTCCGGGCAGGAAGAGCAATATCAATCGCTGCTGCATTGAATGTCACAGCATCACCATTTTCTGTGGTTGCGGTAATATCATCGAAGCCCTTACATAAATAATAAACTTCACTACCGATGTTTATCTGGAGTGTTTCGATAATCACCTCTTCACCAGATGAGGCGTAAAGACGATTCAGAATTGTCACGGTCTGGGCCACTCCCTGTTGAGCGCAATATCAATAATGCTGCTGTTGATAATGTAATCCGGGAAATCAGCCCAACCAGGTGCAAGAATTGGTCGTTCCCATAATTCAAGGGTGGCTGTATATCGCCAGTAATTACCCCCCTCAATGGTCGGCCCTTCATAAATATCGACGAACCGGCAAACGTACATGTCGATAATGCCAAGAGGTGAGCGAAGAGGCATATTGAACCAGTCAGCCCCATCTTTGATGGTGTCTCTGAACCACGCCTCAAACAGTTGAGACTCCGGATCTGTAAACAACCATGCCACTGAGGCCTGAGTTGGCGTTGAAGTGTACAGGCGGCGCTGCCTTGCCCTGCCAGATGTAAGTTCTGTTCTCAGCAATGGACTAACAGGCTTTAACCCGAACCCTTCCTGTAATGGAATCGGAAGGTAATCATTCGGATAGTTAATGCTGGTAGTTTTAGCCATTAACCAGTTCTCCTGTTAGTGTTCCATCGCATCATCGCTTTTGAGATGCTTCCCTTTCCGCTTGCCAGGTCACTGGCTGCCTGTTGATAACCAAGCTTTGCCCCTTCTGTGGTTGCTTGCTTCATCATGGCAATCTGAGTGTCGGAAGGGTCACCATTCACATTCATGTTAATAACGGGTGAGAAGCTGGCGCCCTGTGTGGACTGCTGATTTACCCTGTCAAGTGTTTCATCAAGCTTGGCCGAAGTCTGCGATGTAACGACTCGCTCACCTTTCTGCAAGAGCCAAGTCCCAGTTTCAGGAACGCTGTCGATACCATCGTGGGCCATACCTGCAAGGGCAGAAGTACCAACTGCAGCGACAAGCGGAGCAGTCACTGCCGCCGCCGTTGCCATAGCAGCAGGCGCAAGAGCGGGACCAACGATAGGAATAGCCGCAGTAGATGCATAAGCGGCGATCTGAGCCTGTAAGGATGAAGCCTGTGCGTTCGCCAGCATTGATGCCGCTGCGCTTGCCTGTGTTGATTTACCTACCAGCAATTGCACCGCCTGATATACCAACCACTGCGCCGCCATATCAGAAAGGGTTTTAATGATTGTTTCACCAAGACCAGAGAAAATATTGCTGAAGAAATCACCTAAATCCTCCGCCCCGTGCACAAGATCATTCAGGTTGTCAGAGATGGATTCCGTTGCACCATTAAGAATTGATGTCATCGCATCGGCGGCGGTCTGGTAGTAATCAGCAGAGTTATCAGCGTAATCATTCAACGCATCCATAATCCCGCTTTGCCAGTCGCCCATCTGTGCATCGGACTTTTTGTAATAGTCCTGCTGAATATCGAGACGCTCAATAAGTGCCTGCTGTAATGCTGCCGTCTCCTGGTCATAAAGCGATTTACTGATATCGCCGCTTTGGTATTGCTTCTGAAGGTCAGACTGTCTGTCGAGAAAACTACGCTGAATATCCAGCAATTCCTTCATGCGCTGGCGAGTCTTGTCGCCCATTCCTGCGCCAATAAAATCAGAATCATTTGCTGCCTGGTCATTCTGATTTTGCTTGCGCAAATTAGCGGTAAATTCGACAAGTTTCAGGTTTTCTTCATTGGCTTTTTTCAGGGAGTTTAGACGATCTATTTCCGTAGCAAGCTGCTCAAGACGCTCTTTCTGAGCTGCATTAATCCCTGTTAATTTTCCAGAAGTGAAATCAAAACGCAGCTTCTCAAGCTCAGTAACCTGCTGGTTCTTTTTGCCAGTTATGTCAATTAACGCAATCTGGCGCTGATAACTCATTTCCAGAGACTTAAATGCTGATTCCAGCTTCTTGGCCCCGGCGTCAGGCGATGCTTTACCGTTTGTTTCTCCTGAGCCTAAGGAATAATTTTTGCTGGATGAGGGTGGCCCACCAATGGTGGCAGGACTGAGAGGAAGATTATTACCGGCTTTCATGATGGAAAGTCGGCGTTCAAGCTGCGCTATTTCAGCTTTCTTCCCGTCAACGTCCATTCCAATTCTGTTAAAACTGGCAAGGAAGCCCTGATCTTCTACATCAGCTTTAAGGTTATTAAGTCGGCGCTCTATATCAGTTACAGATGCATTGTCACCAACAGCCTTCCCACCTTTGTACAGGTCAATTAGCTTACCTGCTTCAGCACCAACTTTCACAAGCCAGGTAGCGAGGTCAACAACGCCGCCAACAAGGTCTGTTAGTCCCTGAATCACCTGAGGGTCTTTGAAAACATCGCCCATGTCAGTGATCGCATTCTGTAATCCTGACAGGTCAACATTTGCAAGACCGGTAGCAATCTCAATTTTTACACCGTTTACCTGTGTCTCCATGTCCTCAAACAGGGAGTTTACTTTCACCAGTTTTTCGATGTCTGCATCATCAGGGGCAACACCGAACTGCTTTGCCGCATCCATGTACTGACGAAGCTTTTCACCACCCTGATCAAGTAAGGGCAGGAGCTTTGACAGGTCATTACCAAGGCTTTCGAGAATGGTTGTTTTTTCGGCGTTTGTTTTTATCTTGCCAAGAGCATCACTGATAGCGAGCAGTTGTTTATCAGGTGACTCACCGGCTAATTTTTTTGCGGATAATCCCAGCGCATCAAGCGCACCAACAGCTTCCCCAGATTTATTCAGTACAGCATCACCAATTTTATCGCCAATATCCTTGAGGATATCGGCCATCTGGTCACCGGATACGCCAGCTTTTTCAGCTGCATACTGCCAGGCAAGCAAAGACTGCGTAGACATATTGAGCGACTTAGCCCAACGGTCTGTTTCGGCAATCTGCTTTGACGTTGTTTTTAGCAGGTTGTAACCGGCGACGCCGACACCGATAGCTGCCGCACTTGCCGCGGTAGCAAAACCAGTAAATGCTACCGCAGCTGCTTTTGCATCAGCCTGAACCTGTTTTCGCCATTTTTGTGATGCTCGTTCAGCCTGGCTTAGACCAGATACAAATCCACCAACCTTAGCTACGAGGTCAATGGTCAGCGTTCCGAGGGATTTACCAGCCATGCTATGTCCACTCCTGCATAGCCTGCTCCAGTGAAATGGAAGGCTCGTTAATGTGTGGTGTGAAGTCTGTTACTTTGAAGGAGGGGGAATCTTTTCCACGGTTGACGTTAGCCAGCACAGAAGAAATAAGGCCAGCGGCCCACTCAGTACGCATCATTCCGTTAAGGCTACCGTACTTTTGACGGTAAAGAACCCAGTCGCGATACTCTGTGACGCTAACGCGTTCTTTTGCTTCAGCAATGGTGCGACCACCGATTCCGTTGAGAACTAATTCACACCAGAATTCGTCTTCTGCGCTGAGTTCGCCTTTCCCAGATCGTTAACCTGCTGAATAGCGACAAGCAGAGCGACGGTAAGAGCACCATCAAGTGCGCCGCGCTCAGGGTCTGCTTCACCAGTGATATCGGCGACAGTGAAAACAGGTGCACCATTTTCATCACAGATTGATGCAGCAATACGCCCTGCAACACCATCAATTTTTCCCACTGCTGAAAGAACATTTGATACCGCGTCGTGATAACCCATTGGTCGGATATAAACGGTAGCTGTGATCTCCTTATCGCCTTGCTTCCAGGTAATTTCCTTTTCAACAGGACGACCAGTGAACGCCCCTGCCTGTTTTAACGAATCCATATTCAGTTTCATTTCTTTCCTCTCCTCTCAATTTGCGGGGTTTCCCCCGCTCATTAATGCCTGGTTATTAGCTCGTTGGTTGGGCCTTTGGAACCCAAACCCCCTGCCCTGAACGCTGAATAGTTGCTGAGGTTTGTACGACCGTATTAGCCTGGAAGTCGAACGGGAAATCAGAAACATAGCCCTGGAATACATACCAGGTACGCGTATCCGGTAGAGAAAGACCATCTACTGCATCTGGATCACCTGAAGTCGCTACCGTTGGTTCATCCGTTCCATCAGCCCAGCCAATAGCGAAGGTCAGGTTTGTTTGATCGCTTGATTCGGCAAGATTGCTCAGCATGACATGACTGGCGTTTGCCGGGTCTGCGTTAAGAGCTACCGTAGCCTGACCAGGTGTGCGCAGACCTTTTTTATAGGAACGAGTACTGGTTTCACTCAGACAGGTATCTTCAATCTGATCTGCCGGGCTACTACCTGGTGAGAACGAAGTAATACATTCAACTTCACTGACCACACCGTTATTCAGAACGTACATCTGAGTGCCTTGAGTCACTACTGACATAATTATCTCCGGGTATAAAAAAACCGGCTCAAGGCCGGTTGTGGAAGGTTTGTTATCGGTTGACTATCCAGTCAACGTCGAAAGAATATCGATACCTGAGCGTCTCAGGGTCTCGCGTCTGATTACCCCAGCGAACAATGTTGGCTTTTACCTCAATCGCATTACGCATGGCCTGAGCGACAGAAATAGCCTCATCAGGGGTATCGGCATAGATATCAACCTGAAGCGAATACATGTCCGCATCTGGTCGTTGGTTTAGGAAATTTTCGGGAGAGCCGCTGATGTTCTGCCAGACGGCGTATGGATAAACAACGTTATCATCCTGAATGCCGAAAGGGTAAATTCTTAACGGATTACTTCCGAGTAAAGCAGTGACTTCAGAACTCGATGCGCAAACAGGGAAAATAGGAGCAATCATGCCGTCTCTCCTTTCTTCTGTGCTCGTTTGATGGCTCGGTCAATCCCCGCTTCGTAGTTAACAGAGAATGTGTTGAAAACCTCTATCAAGCTGGAATTTGCTGCAGCACGAACCAGCGGTTTTGCTGCCATCTTTTCAGTGCCAAACTCAAGAAGACGCCAGTGTGGAGTGGGTGCATCTTTCGCAGTGCTTGGATGTTTTTTAAGTACGGCGCCCTGAAGAATGCCTATCCTGAAGGCAAGATCACCGGTTTGTTTAAACATACGACCATTCCAGCGAAGCGCGGCGTTATCAGCAATGCTACGGGCTGTGTGAGGGTCGTCCAGTCGTTCTGCGTTTCTCTTTACCTGAGTTACGATAACGTTACCCGCCTTCCTCAGTGCGGAGCGCCCTGTTTTGCGCTTAGTTTCCGTGGTAATGGCTTCTAACTTACCAAGCAGTGAATCTACACCTTCAAGCTTAAACTCAATGCTGTCAGCCATCCTTTACCCCCTCTGAGCACGGAAGCGTGAGATATTCGAGTCCACTATCAGGGTCAGGAAGGATCCCCTCAATGCTGTAGATTTTGCCACAGAAAAGAATACGGTCTTTCTCCTGGATATCTTCCCGGTATCGAATAGTGATTCTGGCTGTTACTTTTACGTTTGATGCCTGGGCTGTAATGAAATCCCTGACCGAAGAGGCAACCACGTTACCCCAGACATCTGCAAGGTCATTCCAGGTATATTCCATTGCACCAGTAGTAGGTGACTGGATGGCGGTTCTCCGCTGAATGGTGACGCGGTGGCGCAGTTTTGCAAATTCCACAATTACCTCGGCTTGCCATCAAGATAGGTTTGCGGTGGCAACTCATCGTCAATTTCATCAACGAGCGTTTTTGCAATCAGAGATATCAGTGTTTCATCAGCCTGAGCCAGACGGTTTATCGCTTCTGCCTGTTTCATTTGAGACGTTGCCAGCGCTTTCAGTGCCACCGTTAGTTCGTTTACCTGCTGCTCGTTCATAGGCAATCCTCGTCCACTTTTTAATCCACTCGCGCCGTCTGGCGCATCCTGCGCATGCCATACCTGCCCCTTAAATAATTGTCGGCTTACGGAGGTCGTAAATCAGCATTGATACAGAAAAAGGAAGCTCTCCCTGTTTCAACTTTTCTTCTTCTTCGCCGCCGCGGTTACGGTCCAGATAGCCAAGCAGAACCAACAGGGCTGTCTGAACGCGAGTAAGCGGCTCACCATCGATAAGATTTCCAGAATCACCCACGATTAGCGCGCGACTCCCCTGGATGTAAGAAAGGATCGCCGCACTGCCGCCCTTAATTTTCAAGGTAAGATCAGTATCTCCATAGTCGTCATCAATACGGAGATGCAATTTAGCTTCTTCGAGCGTAACCAGTTCAATCATGGTTTATCCCTCAGATCTCGCCCTTTCTTAACAGCAAGCGTCCATCCTTTTGATCCTGTCTCACCAGGCTTGTCGCAGGTTTTCTCGTTGCAATGCCACATACAACCACCCCATGTGACCGTATCGCCAGGTTGATATTCGGTACCAGATTTGAATACATCGCGATAGATAGTTACCGGGATGTCAAAGGACTTAACTTCAACAGTTCCGCTTGCTCTTTCGAGAGAAATTGAGAAGGTTCGCTGGTTATCTTGTTTGATATCAATGCCAGACACACCGTCAACAATACATTCCCAGCCCCGCATGCCGTGCGTCTTTTCATGGGCGCGCCAAAGGCCGCCTTTGTGAGTCGCATAGGTACCGCGTGGATAGCTTTTTTTCTCGTCAATGAATGGTTCAAGCTCTATTGCAAGAGCGTCACGACCATCTGAACCAGGTTCAGGATCAGGAATCTTTGACAACAAATCCTGAGCGAGCTTTTCAACATCTACCGGCTCAGGAATTAACGCATTAACTACCTCTTCGACAAGGGGACGCAGATCATCAACCGTGACGCTTTTACCATCCTTGGGTACTGGAATTGATTCAAAAACCTGCTTCACCGCGCTTTTGGCAGCATCGGCGATAATCTGGTTCAAGTCTGGTAGTTCTGGAGCCTTCGGTAATTCAATTTCACTTACAGCATCGGCAACCATTTTAGATACATCTGGTATTTCTACTGGTTGGAATTCTGGAATTGATTGACGAACCTCTTCCAGTTGCTTCTCCAGATTACTGGCTGTTTTCTCCAGCGCTTGCTGAAAGTCATCTGCCATTTTTTTAATGGCTGCTCCAAACTCTTCACCAAGCGCTTTAATCAGGGATAATTCACGTTCATTCATTTTGTTAATAATCCTCTGAGCATTGTTTTCGCCGCGAAAAGTTCAGTCTCACTTAGCGTCTTTCCACTTTCATCAACAGGTGCAATCGCTGTCTGCGGCTGTTGCGTCCCTTTCGCGAATGGGTCTTCTGATGCATCGCGCCTGGCCAGCGCTGCCAGGCTGAAGTTCTGCTGCTGCAGGAAGAGAGAATCACCACCTTCAACAGGAGGAAGGTTTTCACTTTTACGGGCTTCGTTTGGAGTAAGGATGGTGTTTTTAACTCCATCACCCAGCGCTTTCATTCTGCGTTCGCTGTCCATTCGTAACAGCGCGCCGATATCAAGCTCAACACGCTTTTTGGCATCCAGTTCGAAAGCTTCTTTCAAGAGTGACTCGATAGACTCAATCAGCACCTGCAGGCACTGTGAGTAATATTGTTGTTCAAGTGCTTCAACGTTATCAGAACTTGGTATTTCGCCAACGCCAGCCTTATATGCCGGGACATGGAAGGCAGAACAAACCATTTCTGCAGAGAGTTTCTGCTGCTCAACAGTCTGCGCATCTACCGCAGACATGGTGATCGCTTTGTATTCTGCGCCACCTGATAACAGTCCAGTCTTTCCTGCATTTTCCCCTGTGTAACCTGCATCCCATGCTTTTTTTATTTCTGTGGCTTTGTCAGCATCAACAGAGCCAGGAATAGTAATAACGCCACTTGGTTTGCCGCCATTTTTAAAGAAGAACGCAGAGCTTTCCTGGATGTGCTTACCCTGCATTGCTGCGAGTCCACATGCATAGATAGGAGAAATACCGATCAAAGGATGAAATAGGCAGTTAAAGCGATCGTGAATTATTTCTCGCGCCGGAACGGTTACTTGTGTCGGCAAACCGCTAATCTGGTCAGGGCTAATTTGATAAAAAACAGAACCATCATCAGCAACTAAGGGTGTGACTTTATCCGGATCAAGAATACGAAGTTCTGTAATCTTCCCGGTATTGTTTTTAACCTTCATCACGTAGGTATTTCCGCGAGAAAGTTTTGAATTCATCCACGTTTCAAAAAACTGAATTGTGTTCTGAAACTGGTTAGGTTTACTGATTAGTGTGTCGAATTCATTATCCGAAACTTCTTTCCAGATGCCGTTAGAATCTTTGGCCTGAATGGCTGGCGACATCTTTGAAATGTCACTGGCTATCAGCGTAATGCAAGAGAACACCGCATAATACGAAAGTACGGTCTCATTCCTGATTTCCATGTTTCTTTGCCAGGCACCTGCGAAAGGTTCTCTGACAAAGGAAAATATCGGAGTCCAGCCGCGAGATGATGGTTGCTGTAGTGCTTTCTCTTTCCGACTAAAAGGATTCCACATCAGCCATTCTCCGCGTTAACTTTTTTCTTTTTCGGTCCACCAGCTTTTTTGCCAGTCACATATTCAGCTTTATGCAGCAGAACCAGTACCTTTGCGCACTGGTCATTCACAATTTTCTCATCACCTGGCAATGAGTCATGTGTACGCTGTAGGTATCTGATCTTTGCCATATGAAACGGCGGGGTTTCCCCCGCCCTCCTTCTTAGCTGGTAGCGCCAGTGCTGTAATCAACGCCGGAGATAACGGCCACTGCTGTATCGCGACGGCGTTTCCAGTTAATCCAGCGCTCTGCACGGATGGCCACGCTGTTGGTCTGGAACATGGATACCAGTTCCACTGCCGTTGGGGTGGTGCTGTCATGGGTCGGAGCGCTCTGCATTTCCAGAGAAGCTTCGCGAGACATATCAACTGCCACACCGCCGTCATCAGCCAGGTATACATCCGGTGCATTAACCAGCACCAACTGATTGCCAACGTACTGGGAGACAATTACTGGCAGACCCTGGAATGTACCGCCCAGCATGGTCATGTCAGGATACTCTTTCTGGCCCAGGGCATTTTTACGCATGGAGAGAGTGAGAGCCGTAGTACTGGACATCAGCCATACCGCGCCATTCGGCTGCAGGTTATTGGTAATAAATTTACCAAATGCTGCTGCAGCATCGGTATCTGGATCGCCAGTAGACGGAATCGCAGTAATACCGTTGGTAATAGATGCAGGGGAAACATCAGCCACTGCCGCTTTTGCCGGGTCGATGAAGTCGGTATCCAGCCGCGCGATCACCGCTTCAGCCAGGGCGTTACGCACCAGAGCATCAGCAGATGGATTTGAGAAACGGATCAACTCTTCGGTCAGTACTGCAATAGAAGCCACCTTGGAGAAACCGAAGGTGATGGTTGCGAAGTCAAACTTGGTCAGAGGCTTGGCTTTACCCTGACCAACCCAGTTAGCAGAACCACCGGAGGTCTGCGCCGGAATTCGAACATTGAACGGAACCTGACGCAGGGACGGGATGTTACCCTGGCCAAAACGTCCGATAATGGTCTGAGGACGCAGAAACTCAACGAAATCCTGCGCGTAATCCTGATATTCAACCAGTGCACCAGCCCAGGCAGGGTCTGTGGTAGTACCAGCACTTACCGCAGCTTTCAGAACGTGATGAAGTTTGGTGTCATCAGGATACTGGTTTTTCGCAATCTGTAGCGCTTCGGAGCGGCTACCGTTACCAGCTGCAAGAGACTTGGCAAAACGGGCAAAGGCAATACCTTTTTCCAGCTTAGGCTCTACACGGATGATGGATGGTGCGTTATTCACCACTGTAACTTCACCAGATGCTGCTTTAGTTACTGGCTTGGCGGTTGATGCCATGCTGGTTTCCATATCACGCAGGCGTTTAAGGTGCTCGTCGACCGCTTTGATTTCAGTAGAGGTGTTGTCGTAGCTTTCTGTTTCTTCCGCATCCAGCGTGCGGCCTTCATCGGCGGCTTTGCTCATGATGTCGTTCAGTGAAGAAGCCAGCGCTGCACGCTTGTTTTCAAAACTTTTGATCTGTTCAGCGATATTCATCGTTGATTTTCCTTTTTGAGAAGATTTATTCGGTGCTGAAGCGCCAGCAGAATTTATGGTTTTAACTACCGGTTTCTCAGTGCCGAGCGCGGCGAGTAACTGGCGGTCAAACGATTTAACGGTTTGAATCGAACACTCGGCATTCGCCGGGATCGTTACTGCAGAAACTTCAAGAAGCTCCCATTCAAGAAAATGGATGCCACCAGAGTCGAGATATGCGTATTTAATTGGCTTGAAGCCGATAGACAGGCCTTTCACAAGACCTGATTTGATTGATGCCCACGCTTCTTCAAGCCTGGCCACCAGCTGCGATGGCATGTCAGGTGTTGGCTTAACAAGTTGCGCCGTGATCTGAAGCCCTTCTTTCACTTTCTTTGCAGAACAGTTCCCAATAGGTTGGGTTCTGTCATGCTGCCAGAGGAAAGGGTTTTCACTACCGAACTTCGCACCGTCAGGGTCCATAATGTCGCCGTCACGGTCAGGTGATGGTGTGGAAGCAATCCCGGTGATTATCCGTTTGTCCTCATCCACCGCTTTCACCGTCATGATCGTACATGCGCGGTCAAGCTTCATTTACTGTCCTCCAGAAACGAAAAAACCCGCCGTGGCGGGTCATTAACTGACGTGTTATTTATATAAAAAATACCTGGTAATCTTTCTTCTTCGCTTCAGGATTAAGTGCCATTAGCGAAACGGCATTAAACAGGGCCATAAGGGGGTCAATTTTACCCTTACCGCTGGCCTGTTTGGTGATGAGGATAGCGTTACCTTTTGGCTCTACTCTGGCGTTTCCTACACACCAGGCCATTAATGGTTGTCCGCCATGAATAAGCACACCCTCTGCAAGCTTGCGCTCTGTGGTCTTAATCGTACCACCAAGTCTCCATCCCTGGCTGACACCAACCACTGAATCTTCAGGTATTTCAGCTTCTACAAGAGCATCAAGGATCTGACCGACACCAGAAGGGTCAATGCCAATTTTATCCAGCAGTTCCGCATCATTAATACGGCTAACATATTCAGCGACTTCCTCCGTGTCCTGTCCTACTCGTTTTACGATAGTCAGGTCACCGGCCTTAACGAAATCGTTGAACCTGGATTCCTCGCTTTTTCTGCGGCGCACAGCTATTTCATGCGCCCAGGCATGGCCCCATCCAATCCACTCACGGGTTTCTTTGTCACGACCAATAATGTAAAGACCAAGAAGGTCATCAAGGCCACCACCATCTATCCCAACCGTAGCAACCTCAGCTCGCTGAAGGATATCGCTGAATGTTACCTGCCTAATTTGCGGCTCCCAGAAATCAACACCTGCCCATCGGTCACTGCGGAGGTTCAGACCAATTTCGATATTGAGGTGTTTCGCAAGGAACTGCTGTAATGTGCCGTCTGTTTTGTTCTGGTTCTTCAGAAGCTGATCGGCAATCCATTCTTCACTTACCGAACGTCCAATATTCGGATTGGTGATGTAGAAATTTTTTGGTTCAAGGTAAGCCTTGCTTTCCACCATAGAGTCAGGGAATTCATACAGGACGCCGAGTGTTTTAAGGTCATTAATCTTCCCATCTCGCACAGCTCGCCAGTAATCAAGGCGTTCTTTGAATACACCAGCAGGCGGTTCATCACTTTGCGTAGTCAGGAATATAACCCACCCTTCGTTGCGAGATACCTGCCCACCAAGTGCTTCCATAAACATGGCTTCGGCATTAGCTCGCTTGCCAAACAACCAAAGCTCATCGACCAGAATGCGCCCTGACTTTTTACCTGAAACAGTATCGGTGTCAGCTGCTACTACTTTGAGTGTATTTCGTGTTACTCGGTGTGTGATGGTGCGGATATGGTCCTGAATCTGGAACATATCAGACAGCTCTTCATCGGCGCGTATCATCCCGGCAGCAGGTTTAAAACTGTTATCAGCCACCTCTTTTGTCGGCGCGAGAATCAGGTGCTCTTCATCTTCACGCCAGCACAGGATTAGCGCGGTCAGCATAATTCCTGCAGCGATGGTCGATTTTGTGTTCTTTTTCGAGATAAGTAGTCCATATTCGCGGATTAACTGCTTACCAGTCTCTGCTTCATAGCCACCAAAAATGGCATTAACAAAGTCAAATACCCATTCCTCGGAACACTCACCAAATGTTGGCTTCCCTGGTAAATCAGAGACGCGTAACTCTTTGAAGATGCCAAGTGCCTGTTCTGCCTGGTCTGGGAAAATTGGTGGTGGGATGATTGATTGCTTTGCAACCAGAAGAGATTCCCATTCAGGGCAAGCCGTGGTCCATTGAGCCATTGATTACCCCTTGTTATTAACAACAAGCTTCGGCGGTGCCATTGCTCCAAACTTGCTACCCGTTGCTGCGACCTTCGCGGCGGCATGTCTTGCATCCTTTTTACCGCCTTCTCCTTTTTTGGGGTGAAGGTATGGCAGCATCGCTTTTGCGGCGTCTTTTCTGACGTCCGTCTCTTCTGATACGTCGTTCATCACTGCTTTCAGGAACTCAAGCGGATCATCAAATTCCTTCACCGTTCTGTTAACAACTTTTGGCAGATCATCTGGTTCAGAAACAGCCTGCTCGGCAATGACTTCGACCCCACGTTTTTTACTGATAAACGCGATGATATCCGGGTCTTTTGCCAGCCGGGAACCCTGTGACCTCGCGGTTTTCTCGGAGTAACCGGCCTTTCGGGCTGCTTCAGCCTGGGATGAACCGGACATCAGCGCTTGTGCGAATTTGCGCTTTTGTCCTGTTAACACGTTAACACCCTCCAAAGGGGAAAATTTTCTGTGTGTGAGAGGGGGCGCGGTGTCCAGCGCGATCGGCGTTGACACCCACCGATACCCCCCCGGTGTTTGGTCAGAGAATTACGATGCCAGATTGTGATTTATCTTTCGGCACAGAGTGCTTCAGAGCCTCACTGTCAGGTTGGTTCATTGATGCTTCGCGCGATGACTTACCTGAGTGGCAATCAATGCACAGCGTCCAGAGGTTGCTCTCATCGTTGTCACCACCGAACTGTAGTGCTATGCGGTGATCAAGCTCGCTGTCATGCAGGTCTACTACTTGATTGCACATACAGCAGTGACCACCGTCGCGCACATAGATACGACGCTTAAGGCTTACCCTTGCGCTTCCACTCACTCGACGATGCTCACCATAGACAGGCTTTATTCGTCGGGTGTCGATAGCTTTCAGGCGCGGTTGTAGTGTCTTTAACTTAGACATGTAACCTCCATGCTCTGCGGCGTTCTGTTCTTGGCTGATTGTCTCTGGCTGGTTCTACTGGCTGTCCATCAGCGTGGTCAACAAGTGAGTAGCATGGATAGACAACAGGGCCACCGTAAGCATCACCGACTGCATAGTCTGCTGCTTTGCTGTGGTTCCATTTATCCAGCACTCTCTTGATATGTTGCTGAGGTACGCTGTAGCAGACGCCATGAATAAGACGCGGCAATGTAATGAAGTCAGCTCTGGCCTTATCAGCTGCTATTAGCTTTGATGCTATCTCCAGTTGATACTGTGGTGGACGGCCAGTGCCGAGATAAAATGAACACAGTGCATCCTGATAACGTGCAAGCCATACAGCAATCTTTTCGCAGAAACCAGCAACTGGCATAGCATCATCTTCAAGCACTACCACACGGCATGATTGATTGGCTGCCCATTCCAGCGCGCGGCGATGATTCCAGTTAGCACCGTGATCATCAGTATCAATCATCAGGGTTGCACCAATAGATTCAGCCAAAATCAATGCCTGTTTACGGCGAACATGATGACCAATAACCACAAACATTACTTGTGGCGAAACCATGCGAACTCCTTACCGATACCATCAGTTTTAAAAATGGTATGAACCTTAGGGCCGGTAACGACTCTATTGCCAAATGACTTCGCAGCCATACCGAAAGCACCCATATCGACCAGCGCGGGGAGAGCTGTCTCCATCCTCCAGAAATGATGGCTTTCAATCAGGTAATACTGTCTGATGATCCTGTGAGCAAACTCCATTACATCGTCACGACTACCACCAAGTAGTCCAGCGTTGAGCAGCGGTTCATCAATGTGCTTCTCGATGAACTCGCTATACGCTTTGCCGTGGTGATTGGACTTCATCCATTCGTCGGCATACGTCTTATGCTCTGAGCCCACGTAAATTTTACCCGGCTGCATTTCTGCCCATGGCTCTCTAAGCATTTCGACATCGGTACCATCAGTACACCAGATAAGGAGATACTCTGGATGAGCACGCAGATACTGATAAATATGCAGCCATCGTGCGAAATAGGGACTCATTGACAAAGGTGACACTTTAAAAAGGTCCGCACCTTTCGGTGCTGTATCGAGCTCATCGGCCAGTACCACTGCATCAGCGCCACTAATAGACGTGGCCCATCCCTGAACCAACTCAGGAGACGCTTTCATCCTTACCTGACGTTGTGGATCATTCTGGCTGGTCAGCAATGCCGTAATCACCACGTTGCGCTGTTTCCTGAAAGGAACGTATGCGGTATAACCGTTATCGCGTCTGTCGCTATAAATAACAGCATTAGCTTTTGCTAACGCTTCACACTCAGGTCGGGGAATTGAACGCGCACCCTCTTCGTATTCATCCATCGAATGAATGAGCTTTTCAGAGCCCGCAACATCCGCAAACGCCCAGGTCGATAACCCTGCGTTGTGAATGCGAAGCGCCAGATCAGGATGCTCGTACATGCCACGCCCGTATACCGGATCGAAGCCGCCAACCTTATCAATGGCGCTGCGGTGGTAATAAAGCATAACGCCGCGCTGCCCGGTGTAAGCGATATGCTTATCATCCCTGTACAGGACAGTCATATCGTTAATCTTTCGTGGACCAGCGAGGTCAAGAAACTGATAAGCCAAATGGGGTTCTGGTGACTCGATGTAGGGTAGATGCCAGTTATCAGCTATTGGCCACGCATCATCATCCCACAGGAAAAGATGCTCACACCCTGCGTCCACCAGCGCTGTCAGGCTGGCGTTCTTAGAGGCGACAATGCCGCGTGATTGCTCATGGCGTACCAACTTAACCCCATCAGGAACTATTGCAGCAGGACTTGATCCATCGTCTATCACAACCACCAGCGCACCAGATGGAAGATGCTTCATGTGCTGCTCAATGGCACGCTTAAGCACTTCATGCCGATTATGGGTTGTGATTGCAATCCCAATACGTACTTTGTTATCGCCTTCTGGTGTAAAACGCACCCCGTTTATTAATACTTCCATAAACCACCATCAGACAAATTATGCTTGGTAAGAAATCCTTTAACCGTGTCTCGCAACTCTTCTAACTGCTCAACGGTTAATGTCTTATCTGGATGGATTACAATCTGGAATTCGTTAGAAGCTCTTGGGTTGTCTAAATCAATTCGTGGTTGTTTTTCGGAATGTTCATTGCTGAGATTAAATGTCGCAATTACTTTCGGCATTTCGTTTGGCGCAGTTTCTACCACCGTTGAAACCTGACCATCAATAAGCAAGCCACCTACGGCTATTCCATACCCGAAGAAACGATCACCGCGATACAATTTTGCAAGCTGATAATTCATGTGCGTTTCCTTTTAGACGTGAGCCTGTCGCACGGCAATGCCGCCCGAGAGGTAAACGCAACCTAACGGCATCACCCAGGCTCACTACTGAAAGACTCTCTTCGATATGCGCGTGCGAAGCGCAATAAAAAAGGCCGCCTAAGCGACCTTTCGTTTCATTCTGTTTTAATCATCGGGGTAAATAAGCGGCATCCAGTGCGTTATCTTTGTTGAACCCGACTCAATGAATGCCTTCGACCTTTGCCAATATGATCCCATGCAGGATAATTTGAAGACATCACCGGTATCACTAAGCGCAATTACCTCTTTCGACCACTGACCCTCTTTGCTTTCTGGTAGTCGGCATTCAATACTGATCCATTGGCTTTTATTGTCTCCCATCACAACCTCGTCTTAGTTGCTCGTCATGTTATCAGTGGCAGGCGGTGACGATGCCGCTTTTCAGGAGCTACCCTAGCCACTGACAATTCAATTAGGTGTGGTGGCCGGTGCTGAACTCCGACATAACTACCGTTTCAATGAGTAGCTGTTGCACGCGCATCAGCCTGCGCATTCACCACAATTTGACATTATCACAGGCACTCAGTGAATGCCTGCTGTAATGCTATCTGTTTATAGTCCACCAGCAGATGAGCTTTGTAATGACTACTTGTTCAGGAAAGATTCGATGAACTCACGCCGTGGGTGACGATAATTAAGAATGTCGTCTGGCATCTTCATAAATCTGTTGCTTCTGTCCTTGGCAGTAACAAAACAACTATGAATTCCACACACATTCGTTTTAACCGTATCGTCATACTCAAATAGCAGTTGGGCCATCTTCTCTTGCCATTCAGCGGGCATAGCTTCCATGAATACGCGAGGCATTACGCAAAAAGCGGCGTGTGATAGTCCAAACCATAGTTGCAGGTCTTTACGATATTCTTCATCCATCGTCTTTACCTTTATTACGTTAAAAAGCCCCGCTATTGCGAGGCCGTAGTGATTTTATTTGGACAGTTGCGCTGAACAGACCGGTTATGCGTCAACACATCTTTCTTAGTCTGGCGATCCATTACCTCAATGTCGTGTTCTGTGAGGTAGATGATGTTCACCCAGTCACAGGCCGTGTCCGTTACTTCAGGTTTTGCGGGTAAAGTTTTCGCGCAACTCACGGTCAACATCGTCATCAGGAAGATGATTAACAGTCTGCTGTACATCCCTGGCTCCTTTTGTTGTCTCTACCCGGCGTTCTGCAACGGCTTCAGTAGCTGCTGCACGTTCTTCAGTGCGCTGCTGATCTGCTTTGGCTTCCGCTTTATTGGTGCCTCGCAAATGGCCAACACCAAAACCACCAGCAGCTGCTACCATAATTGCGCCAATAACGCCGATAATGATTTCTACAATGCTCATGCGATTACCTTTGGTTCAAATGAGCGGACGTTGATAGGCTGACCGTATGGGAAAGACCAGTTAAGCCATGTGAAGGTTTTAAGTTCACACATCCCGTCGAACACCTCGCCAGGTTTAATATCGCTATAACTGCAAGCGATATGTAATTCGTCACCCTTCTCCTGCAAAACAACCGTGTCCGTTTCCCAATGTGGAATGAGGAGAACCAGCCACTTAATCATGAGAGCACCGATTTTGCTTTGGCGTAGCGTGCACGACGGTCGTTAATGCCGTTCTGTCCACCATTGATGATCTGAGTGATACGAACCAGATCGCCGGAGTAGCTCAGGCATCTGCTGGTGGCGTAGAACCATGCAGCTGACCGTGCAGCGTTGATATCCTTTTCCAGCAACTCAGGATTACTGACTAAATCCAGTTTTAATCCCGTTCCGCAGCGGCGGTAATTATCAAGACCGGTAATCTGAATCAGCCCACGGCCACGATATTTCCACCCATCGCCTGATGCTTTGTTACCGAGGCGATTGCTGTACACCAGATTTGCAATGGCTGGCTGATTGGCTAGCTGCCCTTTTTCTTTGTCACGCCCAAGCATATATGCCTGATAGTTCGTAATGCGGCGTCCAAAGGTGGTCAGCAGAGCAGCAGGGGTGTAGTTGAAGCTCTCCACCAGCGCGGTAAATCCTGCTGATTCATGTCCTGCCTGAGCGATAAACATTGCCTGGTCTTCGGGCTTAACAATGCCGAACTCTTTCATTGCTGCGTCAATGTGCGGAAACCAGCGCGAAGCTAACCCGGCGCTGACACCAGCCGCCTGTTGAAATTGTGATTGGTTCATTAATGCCTCAGCGTATCAACGAGACGCGCCACGTTCCCACGAGCCCATAAGACGGCAGCGCAAATAAGAAGGTTTACGATGACCACCATCCAGTGTGACTCCTGGTAGAGGCCAAACAGATATCTGAATGGAACGCTGGCATAAACCAGCACAACGAAGTACGCCAGCAATGATATAGCGGGGCGATGTCTTGCCCCTTCACGCTGGTAAAACATCAGGACAAGGACGATGACCGCACAAATACCTGCATTCACCATCGCTGACGGATCACTTGTTACCATTGCTGGCCCCTCCTCCACGGAATCGCGAAAGAATACTGAACAGGCTTCCCAAATCCTGACTGTTGAAAAATGTGAGCACTTTGATTGTCATCGCAGCCACTACAACAGCACCAAGTGCGTCTAATGGTCTGTCATTGTACCCGGTAGCCTGTGACAACTTTGAACCAACCAGGCCAGCAGCAAGAACGCCAACAATGAATGACGTCATGAAGTAAGCAATCAATCGTACTCGTGTGATATTTGCCGCTGTCGCTACATAAAATACTGCACCAGCGAATGCGCCAAATACCACGCCATAATCAATACCGGTTGCAAGACCAAATACGCTGGCTCCCATCAGTCCACCAGCCGCGACCGTAGTGCCAGAAACAGGATCGGACATTAAGCCCCCTCTTATTGCTGTGAGTCCTCTCAAATTGAGGGGAAATAAAAAAGGCCACGCAATGCGCAGCCTTAAAATGGTCCTGCTTACTGGTACAGGGCGCTCAACCTTGGTTTGCGCAGAGTTTAATTGTGGTCCTGCCTATGTGAGCTTTAAGGTCGGCTGGAACATGTAGACTCCTTATCACTCCCCGCTCTTTGTCTTATTGGCGGCGGTCATCCATAAAAAAACCCCGCCGTAGCGAGGTTTTTAAATTTTATTCCTAACCGTAGACATACAATGCCCATCGTTAGTGTCAAATTAACTCAAAAACGGCAACATTGCAAGTAACTTGACGCTAAATTACGCGATATCGCTCAAACTTTCGTTTCTGGTAACTTTTTTCAATTGTGTATTTGAATAGCTCTCTTCCTGGAAACAACGAGAAACGAGCATTTCATAGAATGGTTTCCAGCTATAGCGCCAAGTACGATCTGGAAGGCTTGGAAGTTCGGAAAAGATACCCCGGTAAGCAACGGAGGATTTTGGTCTGCTGTAACCGCGACCTTCACAGCGTTTGCATTCCTTATAAACCGGTACGCCCTGAAGATCTGTTGCTTTTCGGTCCAGCGTCTTTCCTGTCCCACCACACTGGCAGCGCTTGCTTAGCTTTCCGGTTCCGTGACATTTAGTGCAGAGTGATTGCTCAATATCCTTAACCTCACGCTTCTTTTCGAAATAAGATGGTGACTGCCCGAAGTCTTTGGCCCATTGCGGAAGCCTCATTGTGTAATGGCTTTTAGTTACCGTTACAACTTTTTCAATTAGCCCTTTGCCATTGCATTTAGGACAATCGAATACATCAGCAGCTGATGATGCATAGTCGTTATAGGCGAACTTAGCCAAGATGAGCATACATAGAGGGAATTTTTTACCGGCTAGGCGGCGAACTGCAAAAGGCGCGGATTCTTTGGCGTATTCAGCAAGCCAGTTTATTGATGCTTCTCTGTCCTGCTTACTTACCCCAGCCTTACCAAGATACATGGCAAGGCCAATTCCAGCGTCTGCCTGGGTCATGCCAAGAGCTGCCATAACATCAGTTACTGTTAGTTGTTCACTAGCAGTAGCGCGAACACTATCGGAAATATGCATTCCTTTTGGGGCAAAAAATTTAACAACATTATCGAGATCCATGAGCGTCTCCACTTACGCCAGTACGCCGATTGCCAGCGCACGATCTATAACCCGAAACACCAGGACCAGCTGGTCACCGTATTTCGATTCAAATACCACAGGATCAGCATGCAACTCGTCGTGATGCTCTCTGCACAGAGGAATCACAAACAGGTCGTGTGCCTTTGTACCCATTCCACCCTGCCCGTGGCCAATCAGGTGGTGGGGGTCGTCAGCTTGCTTGTTACAGCATACGCACGGCTGGGCCTTAACCCATCTCGTGTATTTCTCATTCACCCAGCGGCGACGCTTGGGTTTAAGCATGAAGGATTCCGGTGTCTCCGGGTCTACCTTCATCGCCACTATCTTTTTCGCTTTCTCCTGTACCAGTTGTTGAGCGGGTAATGTCGGAACAATATCGCTTTCACGTGTTACCGACTGGTTAGTCTCCTCCTTCAGACGAAGGGCTTTATGGGCTACGGCTTCAGGTATCTCGTCAGCCAGGTCGCTCTTTACCATCCACCAGCAAAACTCCGGAAGCGTAAGAACATGGTCTTCACTGAAGCCTAATTGACCGTTTACGACCTTCAGAAGCCAGGATACCAGGTTTTGACGGGCAATACCCGCCAGACCTTCAGTGAACTGCTCACGAATTTTTAAGTCACAGCCCCAGCACGTGCGGATTGAGCTAGGCGCATGCCGGGTGATGGTGTAGTTGCGATCATGCCACTCGCTGTGTGGGTACTGACATTCCAGTTTTCTTTCGAGCCAGGAATCCAGTGAATTCAGTCCACCAGCACGATGTATGACCTTCTGATTTTCGAAGACAGCACGCATTAACGGATCGTTCTGAAGCTCCTGAGCAGTCTCCGGCAGCATGCCAGACGGTAACTCAGTCATTGACTCTGCCTGCGGCTCGATAAGAACACGCCCACGTCTGAACAGATGCATCAGTTCACTGCCTGGGCGAAATATCACTACCCCGGTCATCGGTGCCACTTCAGGTGTCAGTAATGCCCTCACGCTACCTGCCCCTTAGCAATATGCTCTGCCCACAGGCCACCAATCCAGCGAACACCCTTGGCGGTGAAGCGGGACTGATTGAACGCATAATTTGTCTGGTTTGTCGTGCCCGTCTTCACCTCAAAGCGCCCTGCTTCGATATGCTTGCTCTTTGGTGTGAGAACACGGTTAAGCCGGTACATGATGCCGTTCTCAATCAGGAACATCGCAAACTCTGGCTCTTTGGCGTTAAGCAGCTTGGCAACCTGCCGGAAAGTCATTGACCCAGTAGCCGTAACATAACGATCAACGAACTCGGCCTTCGGTGCTGCAACTGCCAGTTCTTCACTCAGGCGCTGTTTCTGTTCTGCCAGATCAGCAGCAAGGCGCAGTGCCTCAGGAAGTGACCGGGGAACAATCATTCCACCGTTGCTCTCCAGTTCCTGCCAGCGGTCAACAAGTCGGGCGGTAAACTCCGGCGATAATTGAGCAACGATCACATAGCTGTCTCGTTTGTTCACTTCATAGTGATGGTAGGTCTGCCCGTTCTGGGGATGGGTGTACTGCAATGCAGCATACCCTCCAATCACACCGGAATTCATGAGGCGCTCTATCGTTACGCAGACATTGCTGTGCCGGGAATCAACCAGTTTCGCAATTTCACGGCTGGACATGGTGATCTGCTGCCCTATCGTTGCTGCATGATGGGTCGGACACGTTACTGTTATGCTCATCTGTTGCATGCTCTGTCTCCACTTATCAGGCGGCTGCACCCGCCACGGTTTCAAATCGGCTGATCGTTATCTCTACCCTTCCAGGCTTTACTACAGGCCCCCATTCGATTGCCATCCGTTTAACCTGACTGTCGTCTTCCCAGACTCTGGCATTCGTCAGTGCGTCGAACAGCGCTTTGTTGTAGTTGTCCAAATCCCGCCGTCTGTTATCTGGCGGGAAAAGAACTATGTTTACCTCAACGTTGACGTTAACTGGTTTAGGTATACCGCCGTACTGCTCAACAACAGATGCGTAAACGTTCTTCTTGAATTTCCTACCCATCTCACTGATCAGGTGCTTACCCTTTAACGCTCCACGGTCAGGTGACCGGTAATAGGTGTTAACTGTTGGCGGGAATGGCAGCGTTAATTTCATTACTGAACACCCCTCGCTTCCAGCCATGACAAGGCGCGTTCTCTTGAATCACTCTCACCGTTAATGAGTGACTTGATGATCGATATCGCGTCTGCCTCATCATTTCCTGAAATAACGGTGATCCCCCTGGAAACTCCAGGTGCTACTGAGATATATCCCTTCTTCGCTATGGCCTTCACATGCTCCGCTGCTGCGTTCGGTGATGAGCAACCAATCAGCCCAGCCAGTTCACATATCGTTGGAGGGAATCCGAACCGGCGCTGATAGTTAACGATCGAACCAAGTACTTCACTTTGTCTCACGGTAAGTTTGTTCACTTCAGCGCTCCTTAATCCGCTTGTTCAGAATCCCGACTTCGAGATACAAATGAGATGGCGTAAAGCCGAGCTGCTTAACCATCCCCATGGCATCGTTAAAAATTGGCCTGGCTATTTCGTCACAATTAATACCTGGGTTAGCCTTGCGTTTAGCGGTTATTTCCTCGTTGCATCTTCTGGCGATGTTACGAAGCGCGTTTCGTGCCTCAACATCCTGCATAAGCCACCTCCAGCAGCGGAGCAGGTTTAGCAACGTAACCAGGGAACATGATTACATCAGGGTTTTCTGCCTGATTTCCCCAGTGATGCCAGCCGGGGGACGCGCAGCGGCTGAACAACTCAATGCGTGACACATCGCCATATAACTGCTCCAGACGGTAACGCGCTTCTGCTGGCTTCTGGCTATGCTCACCAAGTGGGCTGTAGATAACCTGCTTCACGCTCGCGTTTAACCGTTCCAGCCCTTTACCACGGGTGGCGATTAACAGATCCTCGGTGTTGGCGCGGGTATAGTTACCACCGTTCATTCGGGTCTGAGCGTTCAACAGGTCAAGGAAGTCGTAAAAGTCCTCTACTCCACCAGCCTGAAGCGCTTTATTGATATGCTGTTCTGCCAGTGAGTTGAACTTCACCCAGGTGAATCCCTTCATGGTCCGAACCTTAAAACCCCATGCTTCAGCCAGTTCGATCGCCTCACGGGTATGTGTACCGGTGAACCACATAGCCAGAACTGAATCTTCGGCGGCCAGTTCCCAGACAGGAAGGCGTTTAATGTCGATGAGTTTCATCGTGCCGTAATGGTTTTCCGCTGCGCCATTGCTGATAGTGTTCCCGTATTCCCACGGTGGATCGGCGTAAATCAGTGAATAGTTCATTAACGGCCTCCCGAAAATCGACCAGCCAGATAGCATCCGTCTTCGGCAATAACTGCTGGTTTAGCCAGGCCAAGGCAGCGCTGACGTTCTGCCAGTATTGCTGCTCGCTCTGATTCAATGGCTGATGCGCTGAACGCCTCCATGTAAATCGTCGCGGCACGGTGAAAGAGATCTTTCGACTCCAGACCTTTCGCCGTTTCCATCAAGGCGCTGACTTCAGGAGTTGGTTCAAACACTTCGAAGTGGCAATCTGCTGGCGGTTCCGCGTAGTAACGGAATTGGCGACCGTCGCGTTTACGCGTGGCCAGCCCAGAACCATGCAGGCGGCAAACGGCGAGTTGTAGCCTGTCCTGGCTGAACTGGGTCAGACCTTCGATGATGTCCCTGGTCGTTGAGCCGGGGTTCATGGCAATAAACATCTGGACCATTTTCAGAATGCTCATCGTTACCCCCTGAACCCTGGTGGAATAGCGCTGTAATCAGTGTTCTTGAAGCTGGGTTTGAAGATGCCATCTTCGCGGGCCCACTCGCCATTCACTCGTTCTGGGCGGCCAGCTTTGTCCCAGTTATTTGCAGACTTGAGGTATCCCGGGAACTTGGACGGCTGGAAAAGCGTCTGTGGTCTCAGGTAATCAGACATCTTCAGGTCATCACCCCACTTCGCGTTGCAGTAATCCACCACCAGCGACAACTCTGCAACGGTGAACCCTTCGCCGATACGTGCACGGATGTTTTGCAGAGACGTGGTTGAAACCTGGTAGCGTGAGTTCGTGACCTGGTTAAGGTGAACCAAAACCTGTTTAGCCTGATCAGTAATCAACACATCTCGGTCTGGTTGCACCGCAACCGGACAAGAGTCTTTACCTGTAATCTCTGTAGTACTCTCTGTTGTATTCTCTGTAAGATCATCAGTGCATTTTGACCTGATGACATCGGTTCGTTTTGACCTGATGGAGCGTGTCACTTTGACCTCTTCCATCGTGTCATTTTGACCTGATGGAAGAGCACATTTTGACCTCTTCGATTCGGTCACTTTGACTTCATCTAAAAGCTCGCTTTCATAGTTGATTGTGTAGAAGTTGGTCATGTCGCGTTGGGACTTGTTCAGTTGCTCAATTTTGAGCACACCGAGTGTCTTCAGGCGGGTGAAGGTACGCTTCAGGGTCGACTCAGACCAGAACGGGAACTGCTCCAGCCACTGTTCTGTCGTGTTGTAAATCCAGCGAACACCATCACTTTCCATGCCCGATTTGGTTTCTTGCAGCCAGTAATTAATCTGCTGCAAAGCAATCGCCTCATTCAGGCCAATGCTGTATGCAAGGTCAGGATTTATTACTATGGGCCGGGATGTCATTAACAGGCTCATTCTGATCCTCTATTTCCCTGAATTTACGCTGAAACTGTTCGAGAGGACTGAAGCACTCATGCTCGTATCCGTCGCGCAGGTATATAACCCGTTGAGTTTCTGGCTCCCACCGGATAACCCTGACTGGGACGCCGTAGCTGTCTTTGAACCGTCTGTTGAGTGCTCGCATTCGACCTTCTCCGCCTGGCCGTTGAAATCACCTACAACCCAATCGGCAAACTGGTAGCAGACAGGCTCAAAGCATCCGGATACCATTACCCCATACACGAACTGCGCCGGGCCTTTTCCACCCGGCATAGGTCGAGCAATAAGTTGCGACCTGCGGTACTGTGTTGTTACACTGTTCATGCGTTAGTTTCTCCACTGAATACGACACGCCACGACGCCTGGAGCTGCACACTCGCTGGCGTCACTTCTTTTGACGGCGGCTGAATAAGGCCACAATCGCGCGGATTTCTTCTTCACGCGCTGCCAGATGACGGCGGTGATGTTCCTGAATCTCTTCGGCTTCATGCTTTTCAATAACTCCATCCTCAAGCGCCTTCTGGATAATCTGATCAACCTGCCCTCTTGCAGCTGCTGTGCGCATTGCACGGCTGAACAAGTCAACACGGTCCAGATCTTCCAGGTTTGGTACGTCCACCAGCAGTGCGCCGCGACGCTTGGCAAAGTAGTCAGCAACCAATGACGTGTTGGAAATGTCTTCCATCGCTTCCAACTCGGTGACTTCAAAGAAACGACAACCGTTTTTCTCGTAAAGGTTGTTGTTGAACTGGGTTTCTGACATGCCCAACGCACCAGCCATAGCCTGACGGCCTCCGGGGTACGCCTTGCACATCGCTTTCACTACTTCCTTCAGGGTTTGCTCTACCATCTTGTTTTTCCTTTGGTAGTTATGTTTAAGCTGCTGTGTCTGTAGACTTTTGGTAAAGGCTGGCATCGTATTTAAGCTTGCCCTTAGTGATACGTTCGATAACAAAAGCTTGCTTCTGAGGGATCACATCACCCCATCTGCACACTGCAGGATGGGAAATTCCCAAAACACTCGCGGTTTTTGATACCCCTCCGAAGTGTTCTATGACGTCAGTTTTAAACATGGTTCCTCCTGGTTAACTCACGCCTTAAAGGTAACAAAAGGTACATTAAATAGCAAACAACAGTTACAAGGAATCAATGTAACATTGGTTACATGAAAACAGAGATGAAAGACCGAATAAGATCCCGGCGAGTCCAGCTCGATATAACTCAGCAGACCCTGGCTAAACGCCTTGGGGTGAGTAGAGTGTCCGTTACCAAATGGGAGAACGGTACAACTAAGCCTGACGGAGAAAACCTTCACCAACTAGCGATGGCTTTACAGACCACTCCTGAATGGATTCTTTACGGCAAGGGTGATGAGACTCAAGATGACACCAAAGTTATCCCATACCTGAAGCCACCTACCGCCGTTCCTATTATCTCTGCTGTTCAGGCCGGGGTATGGACTGATACCTATGCATGTTCAAGGCTTACTGATGTGATTTCATGGACTCAAACCACAGCAAACGTTTCTGATGAAGTTTTCGGATTGGTAGTTCGTGGTGAGTCAATGACTAACCCACATGGACTTCCATCAATTCCGGAGGGCTCAATCGTTATTGTTGAGCCACATTACGGACAACTTGATGACCTGTATGGGAAAATTGTCGTTGCAATACTTGATGGTTCAGCAGAAGCGACTGTGAAGAAACTTGTTTGGGATAGCCCTTACTCATATCTCATGCCGCTTAATCCCGCCTTTAAGCCGATCCCCATTGATGGCAATTGCCGCATTGTAGGCAAAGTTGTTCAGATAACGCAGAACATCTAAGTAACTCATTTCTAATGCCAGATATCATTCTGGCATTTTTTTTCGCCACCAAGGTAACAAAAAGTACATTAACTTACTTGACCATGATGGTAACTAAAGGTACATTTAAAACACATCAGACGACCCCATAGTTACATTCATCTGGTAAAACCCGGGAATAAATGTAAGGGCATGTAATGAGCACATACGCAAACAGAAAGATGGAGGCATTGTCTAGATCGTGGAAATTTGAGCCACTTTATACGAAGTGCCCAGAATGCGGTTGTGACCTTAAAAAGCTGCCTGCAGATATTAAGGTCCTACCTGATACGTTCGATGAGCTGGTCAGGCGAGAACGTCGCAATAGAAGTCGACTGGAAAAACTAATTTCTATTGCGCTTAAAAAGCTTGCTTTAAAGATAAAGCTTTTTGGTCAAAGACTGGTAGATAAGTGCCTTAACACGTGGAAATGATATTTGTCTTCTATGACGTACCCTTCCATGTCTGGGCCACAATTTAGTGAGTAGGTTTTCCTAAGAATGCCTTTATAGACCAACTGCTCAACCACCGGATTGTGATTTTTTGCATACACAACATGGTCACCGGTCTTTATGAAAGACAGAAGGCACTGCTTTTCAGGTTCTGAAAGCATGATGACTCGAATACGTAAAGCCAATGTATGAAGCGCATTTAAAAGAGATTTAGTAGTGAAGCTGGTAAGCGAAGAAATAAAAAAACTTACGCAGATGATCATCAGATAGTAGAGGCTGAAAGCTGGAAGGAATTCCGGATTATGAGCACCAACAGACTGCTTAACAGAGTCAGGCAAAAGCACCGTGAGAATGACGAAAATGATTAGCATATGCATTAAACGCCTAATGTCTATGTCACGCAGGATTGAACGCAGTACTTCCTGCAACCATTTGTTGTCCATCGGTGGAATCCATCACTCTCTGTAGGGGTGAGAAGATTTTAACCGATTTCTCGCTGTAGGGGTACACGAGAACCACCGAGCCTGATGTGGTGAAAAGACAGGCACACAACATGGAAGCGCACTCCTTTACTTACCAGTTATGGGTGACAGGTGTGAAACAGGTGGAGTGCGCTTCCAGTTGTGGCATTAGCTCAGATGGATAGAGCAGCGGCCTTCTAAGCCGTGGGTCGCAGGTTCGAATCCTGCATGCTGCACCAGAATCACGTAGTTCTCGTGATCCAAGGAAGTAAGAAAGCTGTGTGGAGTCTTGGCGGTACCAGTACCAACCTTTGAAGTCCCTGGTACCGCCCTTTTTACTCAACTGAAAGCGCGTTCTGTCCCTTGTCATTAAGTGCCAGTTCGTTAAATCCAAAACCAGCGGAACGCGCTTTCAATTGAGTGGAGAAACTTACCGGCGATTGCAGTCGCCCGTTTCACTAAGTGCCTCTTCATGGGGCATTTACTGAAACGAAACCCAAACTTTTATTCGCCTTTTGGCGATGGATTCGTGCAACCAAAATTCAGCGCCGTGCAGGGCGCATATAACACGGAGAAACTAACCATGACGACCACACAGAACGTCACTGAGTTACAACCACGTATGACCAGAGAGCAACTGATCGATGCAGCCCGTAAAGCTGCCCCTCTCCTGCCACCTGCTTCCCAGTGGCTGATGAATGAACTGGCGAACCGCTACGATGTTCAGGGTGTCGCGCTGTGCGAATCAATGGAACAGCGTAAAACACTGGCCATCGAGAACACTGTTTTACGCGACGATGTTAATTGTTGGGCCAAAGAGTGCGACCGCATCGTTGAACGTCATACCAAATCGCCGACCAATATGCACATGCTGGAGGCGCAGAGAGAATTACGCGAGTTAACTCCAGTAACCGATCAGGTTATTCGCGATATCCAGGCCACTGGCGTGGAAAAGTACGCAAACGTCACTATTGCCATAGGGAAAGAAGAGCAAGAAGAAAGCATTGTTTACGCTGGTAATCAGGCTCTGTTATTCGCTAACCAACTTCGTGAAGGTACTGCGTAATGGCCGCCAACTCATTCAAACAGATGTCCCGTGATGGGACCATCAAGCGCACCGATACCGGGATGTTTATCAGCCTTGAACATATCCACGTGCGTGAAGGTTTCAACAAGCGTGAAGACGACGAACGCACCCGCCAGGCAGATGACGACCTGTTTAACTATCTGATGAACGGTGGAACCGTTCCTCCGCTGGAGGTTATCGCACGTGATGAAGGTGGAGTGTGGGTTGTTGAAGGCCATCGCCGTCGCCGTTGCTATGCGCGTTGTGCTGAAGCTGGTAAGCCAGTAGACCGTATTCATATCATGCCGTTTAACGGTAACGATGTGCAGCGGCTGGCTCGCATCATGACCAGTAATAACCAACTCCCCCTTTCCGATATTGAACAGGCTGCTGTTATTCAGGAGCTTCATAATGCTTTCAACCAAACCACCAGCGAGATTGCAAAGCTGGTAAACAAATCTGTAGCCACCGTAGAAAAGCTTCTTCTACTCAGCACAGCGAACCATGACGTTCAGCAGGAAGTTAAATCAGGGGCTGTGTCTGTTGATGTTGCCGTTGACCGAGTTCGTGAGTTTGGCGAACAGGCTGGTGAAGTTCTCCAACACGATAAAGCCGTAGCCGCCGCCCAGGGGAAAACAAAGGTTACGCGCAGTTCTATCGCTCCGGAACTCAACATTAAAAGTGCTCGCCGTTTCGTGGAACTGATGGCCATGGCGACGATCAGCGATGAAGGCGTGTTCACTTTGCAAGGCACGGCTCTGGCTGAAGCCCTGTCGATAATCGACGAACATAAAACCATTGCTGAAGCTCGCGAAACATATCGCCTTTCACAGCCAATCCCTACGACAGAGATTATCGGGAAAGTGCTGTATGTGAAGCTGGACGGTAAGGAAATCGGCTCGGCAATAATTTATCGCGGTAAGAACGTCACGCTCGACCTAGGTGACAGAAAAATTATCGCCAGCCAGTCAAAAGCAGTGGCCCACTTCGTTAAACAACACAAACTTCAGCAGGTACATACCAATGCAAACTATCAATAACCGTATGACAGAAACTCAAATTGCTGATCTCTTCAGCCTGGCGGTTCAGTTGCAGGTTAAAGCTGAAGAATCAGATGATCGTGATACTGCCATTTTGGCCTACTCAATTCAGAACGCATGCTCAAATTTAACGGAATCCCAGCGCGAGTTTCGTGCAGCAGACGCAACTATTCACAATCTTGAACTGAAACTCACAGACATGGCAGTACAGCTCGCTAACGCCGAGAGCAAGTGCAGGGAGCTGGCGGCGGAGAATGTAACCGTGAAAGAGTGCGCATCAGATGTTATGAGGCACGTATATCGTAGTAAGACCTATCTTGACAGCAATCGCGTTGTGGATGCCATTCAAGGTCTTCAATGCGCCATTGAGCGCAAAGCTGGCAAAGCCCCAGCCACCGACGCCATCCTGGCTGAAGTGCGGGCACAGGGTGTGGAGATGCTTCTCGCTTCTCTACCACCTCACTACACGGCCAGAGCAGACATCGCAGAATTCGCCGCCCAACTTCGCAAAGGAGCCGCGCTATGAGCATCGCAACAATGATGAATACTGGTTTAGCTCTTATTGGGTGGTTATACATCATGTTTAAAGCCGGTGAATGGTTTATCAGTATCGCCTTTAAGCAATGGGTATCCAGAAAGAAGCAGGAAAAGAGACAGAAGGCTGTTAATGAACTGTATGACGCATTCAACCTTTCTGAGATTGAGCCTGGTGGGTCTGTTCGACTGGAAACAAAAGGCGACCTGACAATACTGATGTTTCGCAAGGAGACCACCCAATGACAGCACTCAACAAACAGGCGCTGCGTGAGCGCTATTCACCGCAGCCAGTACCTAAATGCCACATTTGCGGCGCGGAAATGACAGTGCAGCGTATTTCTGCCAGCCGAATTACTTACGGTTGTACTGGAGCAACTTATGACGATGCTGGGGGGCATTACGCAGAAGGTCGCAGCATCGCTGACTACCACTACGAACAGTCACGCGTCATCGCCGTCGATGTTAGCGACCCTGATGTGGTGGCGCTGATGGATGAGCTGGAAGCCGCAAATGAGTTGGTAGAACTTCAGCGATTCAAGCTTGAGCGACAGGCAGAGGATTTACACCAAGCTAAATCATTGGAAAGCATTCACCGAGAGAAGCGATTAGAAGTAGAGCGAGATTTCCGTGACTACAAGGACCGCGCCGAAAGCAACCAAATGAGGATGGCGAAAGAGATTTGTCACCTAGAAGATGAACTACAAGCCGCTGGCATTGGCGTGAAGGGGGAGTGCCAGGGAGGAGCATGTGAATGAGTTGGCTCTTTTCGCAGGCGCTGGCGGAGGAATTCTCGGAGGGTACCTCCTTGGATGGCGCACAGTTTGCGCAGTTGAACGTGATGCCTACGCCGCACAAGTTCTCGCGCAACGACAAAACGATGGAATCCTCAGACCTTTCCCGATTTGGTCTGACGTGCGCAGTTTTGACGGAAAGCCATGGAGAGGAATTGTTGATGTCGTTTCTGGAGGGTTTCCATGCCAGGACATTAGCGCCGCTGGAAAGGGAGCGGGAATTGATGGCGAGAAATCTGGACTATGGCGGCACATGGCAAGAATTATCAGTGAGGTTCGACCGCGCTTCGTGCTCGTGGAAAACTCACCGTTGCTTGTTAGAAGAGGACTTGCAGTGGTCGTTGGTGACCTTGCCGAAATGGGGTATGACGCGCAATGGTGTCGTATTTCAGCACTCGACGCTGGAGCGCCTCACAAGCGAGACAGAATTTGGGTCGTCGCACAGGATGTGGACAACGCCATCAGCGAGCGACGCGAACCGGGGAGGCTGTACACAGAGAAGATGACGGGAACCAGCTTAGCGCAGCAGGTAAATACGCCATCCAGAATCCCGTCATTTGCACCGCAGCTGGATACGGTAACTGGCCCACTGAACCCGGAATGGGTCGAGTGGCTAATGGGGTGGCCCATCGGGTGGACAGAATTAAAGCCCTTGGAAATGGACAAGTTCCGCGAGTGGCAGCTGCAGCATTCAGCGTGCTGCGTAGAAATAAATAATCAGGAGCGTGCAGCATGACAACTAACAACCACCCGGCGCACGGTCCTGCATCACTCGATCGACTGCACCAGATACGCGAACACCTGCAGCATGATACCCAGTACTCAAACGGCGGGAACAGAGCTTACATTCTCGCGGATATGTTGAAGGTAGTAGATGAGTGTTGGCAGGTAGGAACGCCGAGCCAGTGGCAGATGTCGTTGACTGGCACAAAGAAGGTGAAGAAAGAACCTGTGATATACGCTGGCGCTGTTTTGATGTCTCACCCGGGCCGCTCTATGCTGTTCCACCAAAGCTAACCAGCGATAATTTATAATTTCGTATTCCGGGTGCAGCCGGGTTAAATGGAGAATAACGCATGATTCAGATGTTAACTCTTGAAGAATGGGCAACCGATAAATACAGAAGTAATCCACCTAGCGTCTCAACATTGCGCCGTTACGCTAAGCAAAATCTCTTTTCTCCACCAGCAATGAAGCAAGGTAGGCTCTGGAGAGTTAGAGAGGACGCGGAATTGGTTGGAGAACTTGCTGCGCCGGTTATCAAGAAATCTGACTCACCAAAATTGCAAAGGATCCTTAGCGATGGCAGCGAGACCACGTAAAAATAATGTATCAGTACCTAACCTTTATCCACTCTATAGTCGGAAGGTCAATAAAGTTTATTGGAGGTACAAACACCCTGTGACAGGGAAATTTCACAGCTTGGGTACTGATGAAGTGGAGGCTATAGCAATTGCTACTGAAGCGAACGCAAGACTTGCCGAGCAGCGCTCAAGACAGGTTCTGGCTATTAGCGATCGGATTGCCACCAGCAGAGGTAAAGCAATTACGACTATTACCTGGCTTGAGCGGTACTGGAAAATTCAGGAGGAAAGATTCGCGTCAGGCGATATCAAAGAGAATACGTATAAACAAAAAGCAAAGCCAGTTGCACTTCTCAAAGAACGTGCGGGAATGAAACTGATATCTTCTGTTGATGTCAGGGATATTGCTCAAATTCTTGAAGAGTATCTATCTGCAGGCCAACCAAGAATGGCACAAGTTGTTCGCTCAGTTCTGATCGATGTATTCAAAGAGGCCCAACACTACGGTGAAGTGCCGTCTGGTCACAACCCTGCCCTTGCTACTAAACAGCCCAGGCGCAAGATTACCAGACAACGACTTAGCCTCGACGAGTGGCAGAAGATTTTCGATATCGCGGATAAGAAACATCAGTATATGGGGAATGCTATGCTGTTAGCACTGGTGACTGGCCAGCGGTTAGGTGATATCTCGCGAATGAAATTTAGCGATATTTGGGATGATCATCTCCATGTCATTCAGGAAAAAACCGGGAGCAAAATCGCAATCCCTCTTTCTCTGCGCCTTAATGCTATAGGTTGGTGTCTTCGGGATGTTGTTGCCAGATGTCGGGATTATGCAGTCAGCCCGTATATGATCCACTTCTTTCGGGCAACGTCGCAGGCGGAGCGCGGTGCGCAGGTGAAGTCCAACACCATTACGATGAATTTCAGCAAAGCACGGGATAAAGCAGAGATTGAATGGGGTGAGGGCACGCCTGCAACTTTTCACGAGCAGCGCTCTCTGGCAGAACGTCTGTATGAAGACCAGGGAGTAAATACTCAAAAACTGCTGGGGCATAAATCTCCCCAGCAAACAGCCAGATACCATGATGATAGAGGCAAGGATTGGATAAAAATTATTAATAATTAA